TTAGCAGAATTAGATTCTGATTCTGATGAATGTTTATCTTGTCAATAAGGAGAATGATATGAATTTTAAATGGGATTTAAAAAAACAATTAGATGAAAAAAGAAAATCTGATTCTGCTAAGATTCAATTGAGAGAAAGAAGTAAGCAATCAATTGCTAGACCTAAAGCAGAAAAGAATATAACAAGTAAAGACCCTAGACTACAAGGAATATAATATGTCTGACTGTATTAAATGTAATCATAAGTGTCATTGTTCTATAGATATTAAATGTCCTAGATGTGCATGTAGTAAATGTACACACTTAGAAGAGTGGGAGGAAGCTTTAACTTTAACTGATGAATATATTCCTTGGTGGAAAAATTTTTTAAACTTATTTAAGATATGAAAATAAATGATAACACTAACATTGCTCTCCCTATTCGGAATCTCCTTGCCATTGTTGGAGCTGTTGCCATAGGTGTATGGGCATACTTTGGTGTTATTGAAAGAATAAATTTATTAGAAACAGCAGACAAATTACAACAACAAGATTTACTTGAGGCAAGTGCTCAAAAACCTATAGACCAAGAACAATTTATGTTGTTAGAACATATTGCTCAACAGGTTGAAAAGTTAGAAGAAACTCAAGAACAGAATATGACTAACAAAGTTAACATTGAAAGACTTCAAAAAGATATTGAAAAGATATTAATTGATGTTGAGAAACTAAAAGATTCAGTTCGTTCTAATATAGGTAAATTAAATGGGTATAACTAAATTAGTATTTGCATTATGTTTGTTTATAAAAGGTGAGCTTGTAGAGCATAGAATACAAGACAATCTATCTACTTGTTTAAAGATGAAAAGAGAAGCTACAAGAAATATGGATATGGCTAACAAACAGTTTATGTGTGGGGAAGTGGAAGCTGAATTAGAAACTAATATTGATGGTAGTCAAACCATTAAAAAAATTATAACATCTAAATAAATTGGATTTAAAAAGATTGACAATACTAGCTAATGATTTAAGAAGTAATCTTCTTAATCCGTATGCTAAAGAATTAAATAACCCTAAGTATAAACAAAAGGTTATTAAAAATAAAAAGAAGTATAATAGAAAGAAGGTTATTAAAGATGAGTCGTAGAACAGAATTGATATTTAAACTTAAAGATTTAATTAATGAGTGTAGACAAAAAGGAAATATGTCAACTGCAATCAAACTTAAAAAAGTTTTGGAAAGCATTTAACATGAAATTTCTTTTGGTATTTTCTATTTGTTCTGCTGTTACAGCTTATTGTAATAACCCAATGAAAATTGAAACACAATATAACTCTTGGGCTGAATGTGTTGGAGCAGGAGGATTGTTGATAAAAGATTTTTCTGTTAAAATGGAAGATAGTATTAACAAAGATAAATTATATATGAATTATTTTTGTAATGAAGTAGTTGCAAAAGGAACTCCAAGTTAATTAACTTAATTCTTTTAAAAGAATCTCATACAAATCAGTTATCTCATCAAACTTAGTTTCTGATTCTCTTAACATTGCAGTTACGATTCCTGAATTTTCTTTTTTAAAATGTAAATTAATTTTATCTTTAGGATATAAAGATTTCTCAACAATAAATTGTCCAGTATTATTTATAATTAATTTAAATGTAGCTAAATCAGCTTCAGTTTTTTTACGTCTCTTATTATTCTTTGGTAATTTTCTGCGAATCATTATCTATAGATACATTATTATTATTAATCTGTCCGTCATCATCTAACAAACTATCAATACTGTTAGTATAAATCTCATTTAACTTTTCATTATTCTTTTGAATCTTTTTTTTAAGATGGTCTTTCAAAGCTTCAATCTTAACAAACAAGATTTTATCTATAGTAGGGTTTATACCATACATAGGTAGGTCATTAAGAGAAGAGATAATTCTTCTAAATCCTCTTGCTCTTTTTTCTAGCTGACTTATTGTACTTTCATGAATCATAATCTCTCTCCAATATCATTTCAAGATAGTGAATTGCTTTCTCAATATCTTTTCTTTTTCCTTTTAATTTATGTCTACAAATATATTTAATTGCATTACCTTCAGCAAATAATAAACTATTCTCATTAATAAATTGAGCAGGTTGAATCTTCATACCTTTATAATGTGTACCATCTACCTGCTTATTTAAACTATCATATGCTAAACCATTAAATAAACTTTTATCTGTCATATTATAGTGGTCCTTTCTCAATCATCTTTTGTCTTCTTAAATCTCTTTCAGACGGTTGTAACATATCATTTAAATCATCATATGTCAACTGTTGGTTGTATTTTAATTTTTTAACTACCCACTTATATGACCAAGGCTGTAGTCTTAATGTTGTATCTTGCCAATAGTGAGTTTGATTAGGTAAGAATTGTAATACATTCTTATGATTAATCTTACTAGCTTCTTCCTTAGTTAACAAAGAAGATAACCACTCTACTAAAATATGTTTAGCCTTGTTTCTTATTTTACTCATTGTCTTTGAGTTCATTCTTCTTCTCCTTTCTATGTGAAAAAACTTCATACCATGTATCACATTCATCACAGTTATACATACTAACTATATCGTGTTCTGAATCTGGATAAGTATCTTCAGTATCATAATCATTGTTCCATCTTACTTCAGCATTACAATAAAAACATTTCATTATTTTATTTCTTCAAAATTATTTTCTCTATCAAAATATTTATAGTCAACTTGTACTGTTTCAAACTCTTCTAAACATTCTAATATAGAAGACTTCTTAAAATCTTTACATGAGTATACATCAAGTTGTATTACAGCAGGATTGTTTTCATCCCAAGTATGAATAACAACATGTGATGTTTCTATAATAGCAACACCAGTTATACCTGCATTACCTGTCTTAGTAACTTTAGTTGCATAAGGACCTGCAAGTATTTTCATATCTATTTTTTTAATTAAATTCTTTAACCAAAAAATAATATGTTCTTCAGATGTAGGTGGTTTATTTACTTCTGCTCTAATAAGTAAATGTTTATGCTTGACGTTTTCCATAGGTTTCTATTTGCTCCTTGTATTGATTAGTTATTTCTTCTACGTTAGGAAGTTTAACAATATGAGTAAGGAAAACATTTTTATTAGCATACTTAAATACTCTTAAACCTTTTCCATTATTACTATCAGAGTGACATTCCCATTTATGTATACAGAATTGACATCCTGTAGCTAAAGTTTTATTACCATTCTTTTCTTCTTTATCTTGATAACATTTATTAGGTGGTGTATCAGTTTCTAATGTTGTTTTTAAAGTAGATATTAAATCAGGTATATTTGGTTTAGCCATATCATCTGGTTTATAAAAACAAATATCTCCAGAAGATTTATCAACAACAAGAAAACCACCTTCTTTAGTACCCATAGCAGTTTCATATCCTGATAACTGGGCATGATAACCAAAAGGGTCATCGTTAACAATCTCACCTGATGCAAACTTTTTAAAACTAAATGGTGATGCTGACTTAACATCACATACTTCTCCATCTATCTTACTATCTATATGTCCAGTAATACCATCTATCTCAACTTTCTTTTGTTGGTCTTCAATCTTATGACCAGACAATTCTGCAAGATATAAAATAAGATGTTCAATAATATGTCCATATAAAAACTTTAATGTCATATCAGAATTATCTTCTTTACTTTCTTTAGGACTATTCTTATCATACCATAATTGTCTAGGTGGTTTGCCTAACACAGACATTCTTAATTTACCTTCATACTTTTCTTTGACTGAAGGTTTGTTCCATGATAGTAAAGCTTCTTTAATACTATCTAAGAATCTATTTAAATTTTCTTCTGTAATAGGTGCAGGTTTACCATTTGATACATCTGTTATTAATTTTTTAATATCAGGTGCTAAAGTACTAATGTGTTTCTGACCAGTTGTTTCCGATTTTATATTCGCCATTTAATGGACACCTCACTTTCAATTTATTTCCTGCATCTATAATTGCTTGTACTGCAAGTTTACCAAACTCTTCTGCCTTAGATTCTTCAACTTCATATTGAAATTCATCATGTACATTTACAACTGGAAATGCTTTGATTTGTTTATTATTAACATATTCTTCTAGCAATGTCAACGCATACTTCATAACTATTGCACCTGCTCCCTGCAATAATGTATTCAATGCAGCATGTGGATGTCTAATAATTATTTTTCTTCCGTCAAGTCCTTTGACCCATCTACGTTGAGCCACTCTTTCCACTTTTTCTCGTAAGCTTCTAAGACTTGGTGTTGCTCTAAGAAATTTTTCTTTAACTCTTTCTCCATCTCTTTCCGTACCTCCAATGATACTTCCGATTTTTTTTGAACCTGCTCCATAGATAAATGCGTAGATAAAAGTCTTCGCCTTATCTCTTGATTCCAAACCAGCAGCATTTTGATTTGCTGTGTGTATATCTCCATTAACGACTTCATTTATATATTCCTCATCATTCATGTAGTGTGCTAACATTCTTAGCTCAAGTCCAGATGCATCAACACCTACTAGTTTAAATTGTTTTCTTGGTATCCATAATGCCCTACATTCTTTACCATAAGGAGAGTACACAGCAGGTATCTGAGCCATGTTGGGCGACTGGTGACTCATTCTACCTGTGACTGTACCATTAGTAATCACTTTTCCATGTACTCTCCCATCTTCTCTAATCGCTTCAATCCAAGAACTGACTTGAGCAATCCTTTTCTGTAGCAAGAGAAACTTGTTTATTAATGCAGCCTCTGGAATATTTTTAATATCAGATAAAACTTTTTCATCTACAATCACATGTCCTTTATCTGTTTTCTTTTTTGGTTTCCAACCTAGCTTCATTAATCGTTCACCTATTTGTTGTCGTGAACCTAAATTAAATTCTTTATATTT